TATCGTATAGCGCCAGAGCCATGTCAGGCTCCTATTAGCTAGTCGCTGTGGTTGTGTAAGTAATTGCTAAAGAGTCACCGTTGGAAACAATCTTGCTACCACCAGTAAATGAACCAGCGCTATATAAAACGCCAGTAGTTGCACTTACAGTTGCAGAAGCAGATGCACCGCCGTTAATAAAGCAACCAAAAATAGTAGCGCTTGACAACATACTGAATGTCAAAGCTGCAGCGTTTTTAGTAACGATATTGGATGGAGAAGCTTGTCCGCCATTGGTAGACGCGTTCCAGTTTGGTGACTGACGAGCAGCATATACGCTAGTTGCTGGCTCATACCAACCCGCATGGGTAACCATAGTATCTGACTGGAAATAGTTAGCAGTAGCCGATGCGCTGGTTACTAAACCAAGATAGTTTGCGCCAGAAGCTGTACCGCCACCAGTACCAGTTGTACCAAAGTAGTAGTCAAATAAAGATTGTTTACCTACAGCAGTTACTAAGTTAGGAGCTTTTTCTTCCCACTTTAAATTGCCTTCGCTGTCAAAACACTTTACATCATAATAGCCTTGTACGCCAAAGCCATCATTAGAGCCAGCGCCACGGGTAACAGTAGCAGTACTGACATCACCATAATTCGATTTTTCCATTTAAAACTCCTAACTAATTGTTAATACTGCTGTGGTTGATGTTGCCGTTGGGAAAGTAACGGTAAACGTATTTGAACTGGTAATTGTGCTACCAAAGTTCAAAATAAAGCAAGCCGCCCCAGTAGTGCTATTATATACTAATGCACCATTAGCGGAAATACTACCATTCCAAGTCACATTATTAAATGAGATGTACGCTATATTATTCGTGGTATCTTGGGTTGGGGGGTTAGATATTGTCAATATTTGACCGCCAGCCGTATATCCTGACCCTGTAGCTTCATTGGTAGTGGTATAGGCTGTGGTGGTATTGTTTAGATTGGCATTCCCGTTATAAAGGGCTATTTTGTAGGTATAAGGGGAAGTTAGGGTAAAGTTCTCTAAACCCGACAAAATATTGGCTTTAAATAAAGTGGTCTGGCCTTGGACGATTGGCATTATGTATTAACCTTTAACTTGGTTTGACCATCTCTGTATGCATCACCACGCTCTAAGCCATCGCCTAAACGTTTCATTTCGTTGAGAGCTTCTTGGAATTTATCTTCGTAATACTTAATAATATCCTGCTCCTGCTTTTGGAAAAGCATAGCTTCCCGCATAGCACCATAAAACAGCACGGGATCGTAGTTGTCGCCAAGCCAGCTAGTGCCAGTAGGATTATTGGTAGTTGCTACAGAAATGGTAAATCCTGATCCAGTTCCACCAATAGAAGAGGTTGCTGCGCTAAGTACATCCCCAACCTGATAGAAACTACCGCCATTTTGTAATGTAACGGATGACACATTACCGCTACCATTAACTAAGATATCCGCAGTTGCGCCAGAACCCGATCCACCAGTTAGTGGGATATTTTGGTATAAGCCGGGGCTATATAATGTACCAGCGGTGAATGAGGCATTCAAAGTAGCAACAACACCCTGAACAATGGATACTGGATAGTAGAAATAATGGAGTTCTACGCTGTAACTTTGGTCAGGAGTTGGGCCGACAATAGCGGTTAGCTGATTGTAATTAGTAATAGAATTGCCAAAAATAGCGTAGTACTTAGGTAAACTCCAGCTAGACGAGCCATTATTGGGGTACGCTTCACGGATAAAGTTAACATCTTTGTTAAGTAGGTAAGTGTAGTTTCCGCTTGAGTCAACGACAGCAATCGAATAAGTGGAAAGCCAGTCAAACGGCAAAGTTAAATACTGGTTTCCATATGAGAATGTGCCTGTGACGTTCTTGCGTAATGATGGAATCTGAACCGCATTGTAAATACGAAGTTCCGCCTCTTCAACAAAGAAGGGAATATTTGCTACAAACGTTGTTTCGCTTGTTTGAGCGTAAGTCTGTATGTTATTTACAAGCGTTTCGTAATTCATTATGCCATCGGTCCACGAGCAATACGGCCTTTGGTAGCAGCACCATTACCGCGAGTTTCAAGACCTTCGGTTTTTACCTTGCCAGTACCATATGCAACGCCATTTGTTAATGGATCGCTAATAGATGCGTCTTTGGCTGACTTGGTTCTACCGTATTCGCCATCCTTCATAACTTCAGTGCCATCAACAGCTTTGCCAGCCATTGTATGTGGTGCAGCATAGGCACTAGCGGGTTTATCATCACGATTTTTACCAACCACCAATTTAGAAGAATTTTTGGTAGTAGGCTTTATATTTTTTGCGGTTGCCATATTAACGACCTCTTGAGCTAGATTTCTGATTAGCTACACGAGCCATATTGCGACCCATGCTGCGTAAATTAGACTGAGTTACGCCACCCTTAGCCATCTTCTTAACATCCATGCCGCCCTTTTTGAGTTTTAGCTTGGTATGTTTTCCGGGATGCTCTTGAGCGTCGTGTTCTTTTATTGCTTTTCTGATTTCTTTATCAGCCATAGCTTTGTCTTGTTTCATGTCTTCTTTTTTGGATTCCATCTTTGCCATTTTTTACTCCTAAGTTGTTGTTACTGTTACTGAGTTAATATTACCATTGCCTACTAAATAATTAGGAGTAAGCTTCCTATCATATCCACTAGAACCACCTACTGGATACCAGCCCCACTGTATAACTCGACTTCCGCCTTCTGGGTAACCGGCTTGCGAAACATTTGTTCCACCGCCCTGCTGCACCTGCAAGCCACTTGGTCCAGACGCATAATAACTAATATCAGGTCTTGGTTCACGAACCGCCTGAGGGTCATTAACCGGATACATACCCAAACGCAACTGCGGATGATCTGGATCCCAACACTCAGGACACACTTTAATGCTGACCAACTTGGTCTTGATTGTTAGCTTTTTTAATTCTACTAACTTATATCTTTGACCACATCTATCACATTCAGCAATACTGTGTTTGGCTGATGCATACTTAGTTGGCATACTTACCTCGAATAAAACAAATTACGAGGCACAAATCTAATTGATACATCTTCTCTATCTTCTTCAATAGCCTGTTGCAACTGTTCCATGTACTCGGCTTTTAAACCCATTGCGCGCTGAATATCCATATTAGGTAGCTTCATTGCCAAATAGTAAGACAATCCAGCCACCAAGCAGGTAATCCAACGAAATGGTATATCTTGAACATATACACCAGTACCAGAGTCTTGAACCCGTCTCATACGCCAATAAACGAGCGTATACGGCGTTGAATTGTCTGGGGTAGGCCATACTGCCAAGCTCGGTAATTGCTGGTCGTAAATCGCCGCTCCTACATTATGTGATGCTGCTGTAGTATTGTACTGTCCACGGTAGCAGTTTAAAAGCTGGTTTCCTGAAATATTGACATATCCAATAATTTCGTTATCAATCTGCACAAAACCAGTTGACCGCATATTAAATGTAGAGGTAAGGGTAATTGTGGTAGCTGATGGGGTCAAGGTAGCCGCCAAACTTACGCCAGAATAAATATTAGAGTTGCCAGTCTGACGGTTGTACCAAACTTGAATTGGGCGACCATATGTCAGCTTATTAGGTATCGTAGAGTAAGTAGACTCTGAAATACGATTGAGGTTAATATCTTGCTGATTAGATGAACTAGCATTATTCGTGCGAGTAACCAAGTCTAAAATATCAATCGTATCAGCGCCAACTGGATATATAGCTTGACCATATACCAGCGGGATAGAGATTTCTTCTACTGTCCAAAAGTTAATACCGCGATTAGCCCACTCAATCGTTAATAAATTGATAGACCGCTTGGCAGTTTTAAGGTCATATCCAGTGCGTAACTGCGAGCCACATCTTTCGAATGCCTCTTCCACCAATTCAGTGAGGTCAAGATTAAATGTAGAATTACCACTGGTATATGCCATTATTTTTTCTTCATGCCTTTAAGGGTTTCAGCCAATCTAGCTCTCTGCCCTAGCTTGCCGGGTTTCTTTGCAGCAGCAGCTAGTTTTTTTGCAGGAATGGTCTTGCCTTCCTTAACGCCTAATTCTTTTTTTAATGCACCGGGCTTTTTAATTGCACCTGATATCCAATTTTTAGTTGCCATATTTTCTACTCCTTTTCATATTACAACTGGCATGGGCTAATTGTAAATTATCTGCTGTATCATCTTGAGAATGCCAATATGGTACCTTATGGTCAATATGCATGCTCTTTAAATCATTAAAATCAAGGACGTCACCGCATATAGCACAATTATTTCCATCTCTTTGTTGTAACAAAGATATAACCATAAATCTCCATGTCTGTGGAGTAACACGGTTTTTTATGCCTTTTTCTTTTCGTTCTTGGCGCAATTCTTTATTTCTAGCTAAAATTTTTTCTTTATTAGCCTGATAATAAATCTTGTAATAATCTGGGTTTTGGCTGCCGTTTACACGACTAATGCCAGATTTTTTGTACTGCAAACGTGGTAACTTATCAGCGCCTCGAACTTCAGCCATTATTTTTTCCTTGCGGCTCTCATGTTATCAACCAAATTTGGGTATGGTCTGCCAGCTGCTTTAGCCATAGCCTTGGCACTAGCTTTTTTTGCTGGCGATAACTTCTTAGATTTGCCTAATCCTTTTGGACGTGGCTTATTCCAAACTTCACCGCCTTTAGCAAAAAGGTCAACATCATTCGGATTATCCGTACGATGGATAACCTTTTTCTTAGGCATTTTGGAAGGGCTTACTGCGCCCATTCCTCGACTCGCCATCATTACTTCTTGC